GTATTTCCCTGGGCACACTGGGCTGGTCGTGGGCCACCCGCCTCTCCAACGAGGTCAACGACCACAACTACCGGCTCCAAGCTCTCGAACAGTTCAAGCAAGAGACCCGCAGTGACATGAAGGAACTCCTCGTCGAGATGAAGGCCATGCGTACAGCCCTCGACATCCTCACCGGTCGCACCTTCCCCGGAAACCCCCGATGAAAACTCCGCACTGGTTCCTCGAACTCGTCAACGCGGTCAAGTACCTCTTCACCACCGAGCCCGTCCGCAGGGGCAAGCCCTCCCGCAGGTGGACCTACGCCGCCATCGGAGCCTGCATCACCCTGCTCCTCATCTCCCTGCTCCTCGCTCTCGGGGGCTGCGAGAGTGCGACCTCCAACATCTCCGAGGCTAACACCTCCATCACCAATCACGCCCAAGCGGCGACCGCCGACATCAAAGAGGCCATCGCAACCAACGACGTGGGCCCCCTCGCACTGCCCCACCTCAACAGTGCCACCGGCCACATGGCCGCCATCCAGGGCGACACCATCAAGGTCAGTCGTAACCTCACCAAGGTCAAAGACATCACCCCCTGGTGGGCCACCCTCATGGGCAACATCGCCCTCATCGTCCTCGTGATCGCCGTGTTCCTGGGGTCCCTCTACCTGGGTCTCTTCCCCGTGGTCAGGGCCGCCATCGCGGTGACCTTCGGCTGGTTGAAGTTCCTCCCCAAGTCAGACACCACCAGTGCGAAGTTCGACCTGGAGTATCTCCAGACGAACCCCAACGACGGTCCTGCCCGCGAACGCATCGCGGCACGACGCTCCAGCGACCCCACCTACGACGCGGCCTTCCGCTTGCTCAAGCCCCGCAAGTAACGGTTGTGGGGTTGTGGGCCCTTACGGGGGGCCCACAACCGGGTTGGAGTTTAACCTATGAGTACACGCACATACCAGTGGGTTGATGGAGTCATCACCCGCAAAGACCTCCGCTGCAACCCCCGACTTGCTTACATCTTTGGGGACAACCTCATCAGTCAGGGCCGTGGAGGCATGGCAGGTGAGATGCGGGGCGAACCCAACGCCTTCGGCATCCCCACCAAGAGGTTTCCAGCAATGACCCCCGAGTCATTCTTCTCCGACAACCACTACGACGAAAACATCCGCTGCATCATCGCAGCCATCGACACCATCCCCGGGTCATTCACAACGGTGATTGTTCCCAAGGGTCTGGGTCGTGGTCTTGCACAACTCCACTCACGTGCTCCCCGGACTTACGCCAAGCTCGTCGAGCTTCTCACCTCCTGACCTCCCCTCACGTGGGGTTGCTCCCTTAACGGGGGGCACCCCCTTTACCCCAACACAAGGACTCATATGGCATTTCACCCTTACACCGGTATCGGTTCGCGTAAGACGCCACCCGCTGTCCTTGCGAAGATGGAGGCCATCGCCCAGTTCCTCGGCGAGAAGGGCCTCGGTCTTCGCAGTGGTGGTGCCATTGGTGCTGACGCTGCCTTTGAACGTGGAGCCCTCCGCAGCAAAGGTCCCATCGCCAGCTACCGCATCCCGGGGAACAACGGCATGACCCTCAGGCCTGACGAAGTACGCGGAGGCCCCCAGCCCTGGATGCAGGACTCCACCCAACTCCCCGGGTGGAAGGACACCGCCAGCATTCTCGACCAACTGGGACGCATGGTCTACCACAACATCCCCAGGTTCCCCATCTCAGAGAACTCCTACCCCCAACGCCTGCAACGCCGCAACATCTTCCAGGTTGTTGGTCCCAAGCTGGACACCCCCAGCAAGTTCACCGTGGCATACACACCAACAGGTTACAAGGGTCAGGGCCTCCTCGACTACAACAACCCCGACCAACGCAGCGGTACCAACACCGCCATCAAGATGTCCGCCGCGAACGACGTGCCCGTCTTCAACCTGCACAACCCCGAGTACCCGGACCTCCCCAACGAGCAAGAACTCGCCGCCCTGCGAGCCTTCCTCCGGGACACTCACCTCATCTAACAACTGACCCCGGAGACTCACCCTTGGAACCCCCCATTGGCAGTGGCCAATCCGCTATCGACTGGATGTCCCACCACGGGTACACCCCCTGCACCCCCAACTGCTCCCCCAGTGCCCTGGACACCGCGATGTCCAATCCCTTCGTTTACCTCCTGTCCTCACGGTACCGCCTGGCCCCCCGCTATGAACGCATCGAGGCTTTCTCCCGGGGCATCTGGTTCCACAAGCGGTTCGAGTACCTCCTCTACCCCGACAACGAAGCCCGCACCATGATGTCCCGGGCCTGGTCCCTCCACCAACGGGCCCTCCTGAGCGACCTCCGCACCAGCGGCGTGTCCCGGGACAAACAATCCCAGATCCTCGAAGAGGACCGCCACGACATGCAAACCACCACGGCATGGTTCGATGCGGCCCGCACCATCCCCATCGGCAGGCACGGCACCTTCGAGCACATCCTCAAGAACGGACACTTCACCATCTTGGACCAGGAGGTCACCCTGGTCCATCAGGCTGAGGCCCGCAAGTCCCAGGGGTCCTACCCCCTGAAGGGCCGCATCGACGGCCTGCTCCTCAACAACAAAGACAACACCCTCTGGGTCCTTGACCTCAAGACCACGGGTAAGCAGACCCCTCCGCTCGACCGGATGGCTCAGTGTCCATACGACACCCAGACCCTCCACTACATCCGGATGCTGCACCTCATGCAGGGTCACATCATCGACACCTACAAGCTGGACCCCAGCACCACCGTCGGCGGCATGATCCACCTGGTCGTCGCCAAGCCCCCCATCGAGTACGGTGAGAAGGACCGCCAGTACACGTTGGATACCTCACCCTTCAAGAGCGGTCCCCGGAAGGGCCAGCCCCGCAACGAACGCATCTACACCGGTGACCCCAACCTCGCCATGTACACGGCCCGCTGCCGTGAATGGTTCCTCGGGGAGGGTGACTACCTCCACGAAAACGAAGATCGAAAGTTATCCCCGAAGATCAACATTTCGTACACGAAAATCTCTCCCGAGTTTGACCACGATGACTGGTTTTCCTATCATCAACTCCTGCACAACTTCGAACGCCTCTCCATGGGACCTGCTCTCCTCCAACGTTTCTATAAGCACCCCAGTGGAGCCTCCGGACCCTATGCCCCGTTCTATCCGGCACACCCCCGTGACTGGCCCAGCATCATCCAAGAGCATGGCTTCCGCTATCGGCCTATCACGGCCGACGAGCCCGGCCTCTCCTCGGACAACCTCAAGAACCCCAACCTCCTGACCGACATGTACAGTGTCGCAGAGGTCTTCGCAGATCCATATTCCCCCGCACCCCTAACACTGGAGACCCCCGATGGCAGCCAAGAAGACAGCCCGCAAGAAGACCCCCCGACGCAAGACCCCCAGGACCCTCCCCTGGATCAAGGGGTTCAATGAGGTTATCGTCAACGAGGTGATTGCACCCCGCCTCAATAACACCATTGCGAGTTCCGACGAACCCATCACCACGATGAAGCAGTTCCGGGGGTCATTCGAGCGGACCTACGCCGTGAAGGTCTCACCGCCTGTGTTCCGTGAGTGGTGCAACCACCTCGGCTACTCCTTCAAGGCGGCCCTTGCGACCCGTGCCCAGACCCCCTACGACCAGGACGGCAGCGTCTTCCGCAACCCCCGCACAACGGGTATCCTCACCGATGTACTCCAGCAGGCCTTCACCAAGTCCGAACTCCTCAACGCCAGCACCTTCGTCACCCCCGAGTCAGAGCCCGAGGGTGAACTCCTCGACGACGGTGATCCCGAGACCGACGCCATGGGGCCCCTGGGCGGACCACCCGCTCCCGTCCGGCAGCCGGTCGATAACGACCCGTGGGGCGTTGACTACCGCACGGCAGTCGCCAGCCGGTCGGACACCCCCGGTGTGACCCTCGCACCTCGCCACCCCGGGTCCTAACAGGAGAACCCCATGCAGCAATCGTTCCAAGTGGGCACCCCCAAGTGGGGTACCGCCCTCGGTGGCATGACAAACTCGGTGATGGGGGCACCCGCCCACGCTATCCGTGCCATGATCCTCGGACGTCCCAAGGTCGGCAAGTCCACCTTCCTCCAGACCAACCCCGACGCCTTCATCTTCAACTTCGACGTGTCCCCCACCGTCACCAACGGGCCTGCTCCCGCCACCATCTGGCCCGGCGTCTCCAACGAAGGCCAACCCATTGAGTTCGATGGGAAGCCCTTCATCTTCCACTACAAGGAAGTGCTCCGCAAGATCATGGTCCTCAAGGAGTTGGCCGCCAAGGGCCAGGCTCGCCCCAAGACCATCGTGTTCGACACCATCACGGTGTGGATCAAATTGCTCCGCGAGTATGTCACCCAGAACTCCGTGGTGCTGGGCCTCACCAAGGACGAAGTCAAAGAGTTCCGCCACCTCGACGGACGCAGTGCCCACGACCTCGTCAACAACCTCATCCGCAACACCATCCTGGAACTGCACGCCTGCGGATACGGCGTCTACGTGGTGGGCCACATCGCCAATGCCAAGATCGCCCTGGCCGACGACATCACCAGCTACATCCCCGAGTTGAAGGGTGTGAGTGACGGCCTGTGGGCCTCCCTCCAAGGGCACCTCGACCTCATCGCGGCGTTCGAGAGCACCGTCCAACTGGTGAAAGAGCCCGTCTACAGCACCTCCAACCCCGGGATCAAGACCGGGGAACGCACGGTGTCCGTCAGCAAGCGTCAGATCGTCCTCAACAGTCCCGCATACGCAGGGTTGTGCGGCAAACGTGTCCGCACACTCCCTGATGCAATCCCCCTCGAAGCCGACACGGCTTGGGCAGACTTCGAGAAGGTTTACAACAACGCCCTCGCACAGCAGAAAGGTCTCGTATGAGTTTCTCAGACAACGACATCATGAATCAGTTCAAGGAAGACGTCTCCAAGATCGAGACGCAGGGAGGTCTCCCGGACGACGGCGAGTACGTCGCCCAGGTCACCGGCCTGAACCTCAACCCCAAGACCGTCATGGGCAACAAGGGGGCCACCGTGCCGGTCACCTACGCCAGCTTCTCCTACAAGCTGGTCGATGACCCCCTGAGCCCCACCGACGGCCGGGCCTTCCGTGGGTCCCTCTTCTCCATCATCAAGGCCAGCGACATCGACACGGCCTTCGAGGGTGGTCAGAAGCAGTCCAAGGAAATCTCCAAGCAGCAGTTCATCGGAGCCCTCGCCGCCATCACCGGTGAGAAGCCCACCGACCTGGGCACCTCCATGCTCCAGGCCAAGGAACTCTTCGCCAGTGCAACCCCGCCCGTGGTGAAGCTGCGTGTCTCGACCCGCAAGTACCCCAAGAAGGACGGCACCACGGGGTCCGATACCAGCGAACGCATCATCACCCGGGTCTCTTAACCCCAGCAACCCGAGACCTTGTTGGTCTCTGCACACGGGGTACCCGGGGGTAAAACCTCGGGTACCTTTTCCCCACCCCCTCCCGTAGGGTCCGTCTTTCTAACCGGGGACGGACCCCTTAGGCCCTGTAGCACAATGGTAGTGCGACGGCTCCGTAACCATCCGGGCCGACGAAGTGTGGGTTCGACTCCCACCAGGGCCATTCCCCCAGAGCGTGGCGGGCAAGCGCCTCCTGTCCTTTCGGTCCGCAACCCGGCAACTCACGGCGTCAGGGTAAACACAAACGATCAATCGTCTCTGGGGTTTTCCCGGGTAGCACAATGGCGGTGCATCGGCCTTTGGAGCCGAGGGTTGTGGGTTCAAGTCCCACCCCGGGGGTTAGTACACGGGAGTACATGGTTAGTACACGGCGTTTCCGACCTAGGAAACAAGGCCTTTACCCCCGAGTACATTAGTACATGTCTCTTTTTGTAAAGTAAAGTAGAGATATATAGTAGAAGTAATCCCAAACCCCCGTGTACTCATGTACTACGGCCTACCCTAAGGAGATCCCCCATGACTCAGCTTATGACTCGTTGTTTCCGTGACGTCCCCAACGGCTATGTCCTCGACGCAGGCAGCTTGCCTTCCAACTGGATCGGCATGTACAAGGGTGAGCACGAGAAGCACCTCGAAATCACCGTGGGCAACGCAGATGAGGGACACTCCGCCAGGGTCCTCATCGACAAGCACCAGGCCTACATCCTGAGCGTTAAGCTCCGGGAGTACGCCCGCACCAGCAGCTTCAGTAGGGGTAACCCCCGGGTCATTCCGTGGCTGGGTGGCCACATGCTGGTCAGCAACCTGGAACTCGGCGTGGACGTCGAAATCCCAGACACCTACACCCCAACCTGCGGTAAACCTTCCACCGCACCCCGCAAGCGGAAGGCACGCACCCCCAGCACAAGGAAGTGCACTATGGCCAAGAAGCCCGCACCGAAGAAGCCCGCCCCCAAGGGTGGCAAGAAGACCGCCTGCTAATCCCAGGTCAACTCCCACTCCCCCACACGCAACCGCATGTGAGGGGAGGTTCCTCAGGTACGATATATGCCCACCAACATGACCCTCAGCGGTAGTGGTTATCCCCTGCTCAACGTCAGGGACCCCCTGCGGGGGCCACCCTACACCTTCAACAAGAAGGTCCAGGGGTACCTGTGCCTCCGGGGTGAGACCTCCTGGATCCAGGTGTCAGCCGTAGGCGTACCTCCCCTCACGAAGTCGCCTGAGGGGCTGGTGGTGCCCTTGGGACCCCTGAAGGTCGAGCACCGTACCGTCGCCACCCACAAGGGCGTACCCCGCACCCTCATCCGGCTGGGCGAACCCGCCACCAACCTCCTCACGGAGGTCCTCACCCCCAGGGTCATCTGGCCCCGCCTCCTGGACGACCGGGTCGATAGGTACCTGTGGGTCGTACTACTGAGCGGAGAAGTCTCCGAAGTCCCCGAACTGCCCGAAGCTGGACCTATCCCGGCCTGACCCCGGGAGCCCCTGCTCCTTCGCCAGCCGGTCACGGGCCTCCTTGGACATGCTCTCATAGCCCGGCCGCAGGTCGTTCCGGTCGTTCGCGGTACCAGAGGCGAGGGCCTCCGCAGGTACGTTGAACCTGTTGGCGTTCTCCTGGGCCAGCGGGCTATACATGCTCCGCAACTCGGGGGGCAACCTATCCAGGATACGCTCGGGACGTGGCGTGACCCGCTGCTTGACGTAGCCGTCGAGTTGGGCCCGCGTCACCGTGAGGGGGATGCCCTTCTTGGTGGTGGGATCCTTGAACCGCTTGCTGAACTCCTGACTGACGGCTTGGGCCTCACGGGTGTTCCCGTCCACGACGTGCTGGATGTACTTCTGCTTGTACTTGAGGATCTCCTCACGCTGCTTCACGAGGTAGTTGTCCAGTTCGCTGCCCGCGTTGAAGTTACCGAGGTCCACACCCACGGCACGCATAACCAACTGACCGGGGGTCCGGTAGTCGATGAGGGTTCCGTCCGCCTTGTACAGGGGGACACGCCCGTCAGGGAGGGCGGCCGAGTAGTCCGCGTAGGTCTTCTGGAGCAACCCATCACCGGGTAGTTCGGGTGCGACACCCAGCATCTTGCTGAGGTGGATACCCCCGGGGATAGTCCTTGCGATGCTGGTCTGCAACATCGCACGGTCACCCAACGCCACACCTCGCACCAGCCCCACACCAATATCGATGGCGGGCGGCAACGGATAGGGGTTACCCTCGGACTTCTCGAACAGGGCGTTGTTACCCGTGGCAAGACCCGTCGCGGCGTCGTAGTAGAGGCCCTTGCTGAGGTCAATCCCGAAGGCATTCCGACCCAACTCATAGGCAATCGCAGACACACCCACTCCACGCAAGGTCGTGCTCATCAACCCCTTGAGGTAGCTGCTCTCGTGCATGCGGGGCAGGTCCCACACGGCTGCCGTCAGCGACTTCATGGGGAACGCCAGGAACTGCCGGATCACGGGGTCACCGAACAGGTTGCTGGAGTGAAAGAGTGTGGGACTGCCGAACTTGTCGGCTGCAAACTGGAACCTGTTGACGGCTTCGCTGGAGTCCGTGAGGAACTTACCCAGGAGTTGGGGACTGAAGGGGTTCAACCCGTCCTTGAGGTAGGACCGCTTGACCATGTGGGCAGTGACGTTGCGGTTCAACCACTCGGACTGCTGGAACCCCAGCATCATGAAGTCCTGCACCTTATCCAAGGTCGAACGCCGCCCAGCCTCGATACCTCCGCTACCAATAGCGTCCACCAGACCCATGGCGGACTGGGGGTTGATGCGGATCACATCCACTCCACGGGTCACACCCTCTTTGAGGCCCCGGGCGATGTCCTTGGTGGCACCCGCCATCGAGAAGTGCTTCATGATCAGGGCCTCCTGGATGTCATTCTCCAGGGGGCGAAGACCATAGCGTCCGATGCGGTCCTTCCAGTAGGAGAACTGCTCGCCGAGGGCGTCCACGTACGCGGGGATCAGGTTGCCGTAGCCACCCGCGTTACCTGCGAGCACGAAGGGTTGGAGCAGGTTGACGGCTACGCTCGCGGGGTTGAGACCCAGGTGGCTGGTGTACAACCACCGGGCCACATCATGGGTGAGACCGCTGCCCCCGTACACGACGTTCCGGGGGTCGGCGAGCATGTCCACTTTGTTCATGAGGGAGCGGCCCCAGTCACCCGCACCCCGGATCTTCTTACCCAACTCGCTCTTGGAGATGCCCGCGAGGAGGCCCTTGGCCTCGTAGATCTGGCCCTTTGCGATGGCGAGGTCCACGCCACCACGTCCCATGGTGACGTCCATCCAGGAGTTGCGGTACTTGGCGGCGGCCCAGTCGTTACCCACGTTCTGGAGCATCTTGTAGTTGGTGTCGTAGAGGTCCATCGGGCTCATGGACCTGCGGAACTGCTCACCCACGGCATCCTGCCGGTTGAAGGCCGCCATGAACTGCTCCTCGTTGAGGGGTTTCAGGCGGGTCTTCGGTCGGCCCAGACTCACGGGGTTCCGGGTAGTGTTATCCACGAGGGTCCGTTGGCCGGTACCCAGGGGATCCTCCAGCAGGGTCACGGCGGGCTGCTTGTCGGGGTGCTTGCGGAGGTAGTCCTCGTAGGCGGGGCTCTTGGGGACCTCCTGCCACTCCATCATGCCGGGGTTGTCGAAGGAGATGCCCTGGGGTGAGCGGCCCTTGACCGCCTGCAACTCCCGCATCGACTTCTCCAGAGATTCGATCTCCAACCGCGTCACGGGACGGGTCACGTGGCTGGCGGTACGGGCATTGTTGGTGAGGCTCGACACCATCACCTCATGGAAGTTCATATTCAGCGTGAGGGGAGGCCTCTTCGACACATCACTCATGACCTCTTCCACCGCCTTGTTGGTGGACTCACGGAGTCCGTTGGCGGTGCCCTCGTCGATGAAGCCCTTCCGCTGCCACGAATCAATGACGTCGTGGTTGAATAGCACACTGTCGCCCTGTTGGGGGGCATACCGGTCCATGCGGGTGGTCCGCAGGTAGGCGGCCTCCTCCAGTGAGTGGGCCCCCTTGAGGTCAGCACCCCCAACACGCAGCGGTGTATCCTGGAACACGGGAACGTAGGTGTTGCCCCGGGCGTTGTTATCGAACAGCTTGACGATCTCCTGCCTGAGGTCGTCGGCTTTCATCTCGCCACGGGCGATCTTCCCGATCTGGTCCTCATCGAGCAGGCCGTACACAAAGTCCATGCCCTGGATGGCATCCTTGGAGAGGCCCTCCCGGCGCAGGACCTCAGGCGGGGTCATGATTCCCCGGACCAGCTTGTCAACCTTGGCCCGGTCCACGGGCATAACACCTTGGCCGCTACGGATCCACGTGTCCATATCGGCGTGGTCCATGAGGCCCAGGAGTGCGGCGTTCGTGCGGCGGGCTGACCGCTGCATCCCCTCCATGTAGCCCTCCACGAGGTCGAGGGGGGCGTACTTACTGAGGGAGGCGTCCACGGCCGCCATGTTGAAGCCCTTGCCCTCCCCCAGGATGGGCCGAATGCTCTGGAAGGTAGACCCGTCGTACTTGAGGTCGCCGTCCCGGAGGACTTTGGGCTTCTTGTAGAACCTCACGAACTCCCACGTGTCGCCCTCGGCACGGAAACTACCCGGATCATCAACCTTGGGGCGGTTCAGGAGGCTTTGCTTGAGCTTCTCAGCTTCGGCAGCGGGCATGGTGATGCCGTCCTTGCTGAGGAACTTCTTGAGGTAGACCTCCATGTTGTGATCGGTCTCAGCAACCTTGGCGTCCATCTCGTTATACCACCGGGAGATGTACGCTTGGTCAAGACTTCCCGAAGGAGTCTCGGGCTCGGGGGTGTTCTCCCCGAGGTACTTGGCACGCACCTGTCCAGTGTCGTTACCGGCCTCGTCGAGGACCTTCTCAAACTTCACCTTGTTGTAGGTGCTGTAATATTCATTCTGGAGTTCGGCGACCCGCTTGCCCGCATTGAGGTTCTTGACCCGCATAGCCTCCATGATGTCAGTCATGATGACCTGAGCTTCACCTGTAAGGTCCGAGGGCCTCAAGCTATCAATGCGGAGGTGGGGGAACTTGGCCTGAAGATGTTCCAGGAGCTTACCCATCTCGGGGAGGTATTCGCTGGCGGCGGCTACCGAGAGCTTCTCTGATTCCCGGGCACTGATACGACCCGCCATCGTACCCACGGGGGTAATCGCGGAGTCCATACCCGTGAGTCCAAGCACCTGGAACACGCTGGGGAACTTGGAGGTCCACGTCTTGAAGACCTTGGCGGAGAACATCTCACCAGCATGTTTGACGGCAGAACCTCCCACGGGCGAGGTGATGAATGCCAACCACGTGAAGGGGTTAAGGAGGACGCCCGCCACTGCTTTCATCAGGGGGTTATCCCCTGTGATGCTGGCGACCTTGTCCTTCAGGGTTGAGCGTTCGTCGGGGGTGAGTTCTTCCGGTGCGAGAGCCAGCTTCTTGAAGGTCTCGAAGTTGCCCTCCCCGTCGAGGATCATGCTCAGGGCGATGCTGGGCTTATCGTACACGGTGATAGGCTGAAACTGGCTCATAGTTAAATGATAAGCCCCCACCTTGTCTAAAGGAGGGGGCCTACCACAGCGAGAAAGTCACAGGTTAAGAACGACGTTGACGGACACGAACACTCACAAGGACCGGGGTGCCGTTGAGGTTGGCGTTGCCCAGGTTAGTACCACCAGAGAACGCATTGGTACCCCAGTTACCCGAAGACAAGGTTGCAGCAGCCGTGATCGTGATGCGGCCCCAAAGGACATCGCCGGGGTTCATCACGTTGTCTGAGATGTTGAACACGCGACCACCAACGGTGGCACGTGACCCATCGGACGCGAGGAGCGGTTGATCCGCAGGACCCGCAATACCAGCGGTACCCGGATCAATCGGCACACCCAGAACAGCGGGCGGCAGGACACCACCACCAGCGACGGCAATGGTGGACCCATAGAGAGCGGTGGTGCGGGGCTTGTAGTACGTCGAGGGCACACCAGGGTTGACGTCAAACCCGAACGGACCCGTGGCACCCACGAGTTGCAGAGGCTGGCTCACAGGAACCAGAAGACCCGGGGTACCAATGGTTGTGAGGGTGGCGTTCGCGGAACTGCGATTGACAAAGACACCCAACCGGCTGACGTTCAGGGTGGCAGCCGTAGCCGCAGCAAACATCTCAGGGCACTGCTTACCAAGCTGGAAGCTCATACCCGTGATGGCCTGGTTGGCGGTAGCATCACAATACACAGCAGGGATACGCACCAGACACTCATCAACGATGTACCGCAGACCCGGGAGGATCGGCAGCGGCACGTTGATCGTGAGGGGGGTGGTTGCAGCCGCCTGAGCCGTAGACCTGTTAATCAGGTCCAGCCAGGGGAACTCAAAGTTGAAGCGGTCACTGACAAAGTCAGGGACTTCACGGTTCAGAATCGGACGGTCAAAGGCCATGGCGGACTCCTTCGTTGGGTGCGGGTTCCAGGGGTAAGCCCTCAAGCATAGGCGGGCTCAGGGGCTCAGGGGCGTACGGGGATCAGGGAGGCACGCTTGCGGGTCTTGCGGATGATGTTGAATTTCTCGACTTCCTCCGGGGAAGCATTGGAACGGGGACCACCCGTGGTGACGAGCTTCTTCTCGTCGAATTCATTGAGGCGGGGTTTACCCTTAGGACGACGCTTAGCAGCGAAGGCCTCGGCCCACCGCATCAGAGCCTGCGTGACCGCCACACCCTTGGCCATTTCGGGCTTATCCGGGGACAGTGGCCGTGCCTTGCTGGACACCACCGGAACCTCGGGGGCAGCCTGCTTCTTGCGTTCAACGGGTTGACCTTCCCGAGTAATTGCGGTTTTCACAGGGGGCTTGTCCCGCAGGGTCCGGGCCCTCTGGAACGGGTTAAACACACGCACGATCCGGTCCTTGGGTTCGGGGGTTTCCAGCTTACGGGTGACCGGAGTAACCTGACCAACTCCCGGACCCTTATCCACCTCATAGGGCTTACCCTCAGGAGGTGGGGGCCCCTTGATGACCATCCGTCGAAGGAAAGACTTCTTGCGGTAGGGCTCCATGGACTCAGACCGTTTGAGCTTGGACTGGAAGCTCTCCGGGTCCTTGAGGGCTTTGTTAATGTCGCTCTTGGCCTTAAGCCCGGGGAGGTTCTTGTAGAAGTAGCGGTTACGGGCCTCAGGGGTCACCTGGGACTTGAGCTTCTGGTCGATGTAGGTGGCTTGCTCGGTCTTGGCCTTCTTGTTGCTCTGGGCCGCGATCTTATTGATAACCACGCTCTGGTGGCTGGCGGGCCACGTGTCGAAGTCGGGGTGCATCTTCCGGGCCACACTCAAGAACCCCTGCACAGTGCGGGGCTTGGTCTGAAGGGGTCGGTCGGGAAACTCCTTGGCGGTGTCCTTGGCCTGGAGGTCGAAAAGGGCCGCGTCACTGGGCTTATTGATCTTGCGTTTACGGGCACGCTCACCACCGTAACCGCCTTGCTCGCGGTCGTAGCGGGTGATCCAGTTGTAGAGGTCGTTGGTGGGTTGTTCTCCACGACCCTGCTGGATGTAACGCACCCGTTGGGTGAGGTCCGCTTCGAGGGCCTTACGCTTCTCAGGGTCTTGGGTGTTGGCCATCGCCCGGAGGTCCTCTACCAGCTTGCGGGGGTGCAGGGGCTGGTTGGGGTACATCGCGGAAACGGCAAACTCCTCGTCCTTGATGGACTTGTCAAATCGGCGTTGCTCGTAAGTTTCTTTGCCGTGGTTCTTGAGGAAGGACTTACCCGTTTTGAACCGCTCACCCTTGATGACGGATTGGAGCAACTCCCTGCGGGTGGGCTGCTTGCGGTCCTCCATCTCGACCATGTCCTCGGGCTTCTGGTACTGGACCCGGTCATCGGGGGCCTCGGTGTTGTCCCGGGACCTCTGGATCTCACGCTCCATGAGGTCCTGCTTGAACTCCCTATCCAGGAACACCCCATGCGACCGTGAGGGGAGGCCCGTGTGATACCGAGATGGATCCGCAGCGAACTGATCCTGGAGTTCGGTGACAACCTTCCGGGCGTGCTCAGTAGCGGCCGAGTCCCTGAGCCCATCAAGCTGGTTGAGGACGTTATCCCGCACGTGAACCCCGTTACCACGGGCCACCATGGCGGCGTTCATGAGGTCGTTGGCGGCGTACGCAGAGAGCATGGCACGTCCGGGGTGCGTCTTCATCTGACGACCCTGAAGCGTGAGAATGGGGAATCCGGCCTTGTTCTTGGAGAACATTGCCAGCTTGCTCCAGTCACCACCATCTTTGAAGTGGTCGAAGATACGACGCTTCAGGGGGTCCGTCAGACTGGACTCCATGCCCTTACGGTTCAGAGTGTTGTGGAGTTGAACATACTTCAACTCAGGACCAAGGGCACCACCTCCGAGCAACTTCATCATGAGGGCGAGTTCTGCCCCATCAACGGTCTGACTACCGAGGTTGTTGTCGGCCTTGATCTGGGGGTCAATGCGGTCGATGGGGAGGATGCCGAAGAGCTTCTGCATCATCTTGGCAAGGACCGGTGACTTCCGGGGGTCAACACCTTCAGCCAACCCGTAGTAGTTGCTCTCGGCCCCCGGCAGCGGACGATACACCTGAGCCCGTGGAGGACGTGCCCTCAACCTGTTGTGGTCGGGGTCCACCAGAGTGTCTCGAATGCCCCTCTGAGACTGTACCTGGTTTCGTTGCCAGCGGAGGGAATCATCGAAGCTGTTGGCTTTGCCCTGAATTTCCTCGTGGTAGCCCTTGAGGTCACGGGCGAAGTGGCTCTCGGCGGCATCAGCGGCAGCACCCAAGATTTTGAACTCCAGGTCTTCACGCATACCTGGGATTTCAATGTTGTCAAGGAGTTGGAGGGCCTCTGCGTTGGACATACCGGGGGTTACCCCGGCTTTGCGGAGTATCAACTCTTCGGCACCGGCCCCCAAATCGGGGATCCCCATGTCCTTCCCATAGAAGTGGTTGCGGTCAGGGGCACGCCCCGGGTGTGGAACCCCCTGAAACCGCTCATGGTTCTGGAGTTTGAGGTTATAGTCCCGGAGGGCTTCCTCGAACTCAATCTGGTCCGCTAGCTCACTCCCTGTAAACGCATAGGGGTCCGTCTCCCGGAGGTTGGTGGGTGCAGGACCTCGGGGACGCACAGGACCCTCAAACACAGGGGTGGGAAGGTTCATCTCACCCCGGGTCATAGGGCCTTGGTGGCGGGCAGCCACAACCGCCGGATGCTGATTGAGAGCCCCACCCTTGGACTTAATCAGGGCGGCCACGATCTTGTCCAACTTGGGTGTACGTGACCTTGCCATGGTTAGGCTCCGCGTGGGATGCTTGCAGCCAGTCGTTCCAGGGCGTCCGGGAGTTGGGTGCCCCCGATGATACGTCCACCACGGGGCACACTCCTGCCGTACACAACCTTCTGGTAGAGTTCGGGTTGCATCTGCATCATCAGTTGGGCGTTCTGGGCGGCTGCCTGCTGCAACCGCTGCATGTCCATCTGACGCTTGCGTTCGTTGAGGGCAGCTTGGATCTGGGCGTCCACGGCGGCGTTCTGCTGACGCCGACCGGGAGACTGGTAGCCAGTGAAGTCCCCCGCTACTTGGGCGTAGAGTTCCTTGGCGAGATCAGCCCCCAAGTCACCCACCAGACCAACGGTACTGATAGCACCGAGGGCTCCGAGGGCTACGTTCCCGGGGTTGTTCTTGGCGTAGGAGCCCGCCTTCCGGAGGAGGTTCCACGACTTCACCGAGGGCTTCCCGGGTCCTTCCACCTTGTTAGAGGACACCTGGAGTGGGGTGTTCGGATCCCACGACCCGATGGGTGCAGCCGTGGGAGCGGGAGGCCCCATCTGGTCAGAGGGACCGAAGCCCTTAGCCATCATGTAGCGGTCGGGACCACTCGTCGGCATAGCTCCCTTCTGCAACACGTGAGGGGAGGCATCACTGGCGGCCTTCAACTGAGCAAAGTAGTCGGCCTTCGCAAGGTCCTGCTCCTCAATCATCTGACGCAGGGCATCCAGGGACTGCTTGTCGGCTTGCTTCTTGTTGGAGTCAGCCGCCATCTGCTTGTACACGCTCTCCTCGGGAGCCGGTGCCTCAAATAGACTACCCGTGGGCTCCTTGGGTTTGGCCTTGCGGGTACGGGGCTTGGAGGTTGAAGGCTTCTTTGCCATGGTTAGTCCGGCCACACACCTGCTTGACGCAGGAATGACTCAAGGGGGTTAGTGGTAGGAGCCTGAGGCTGCATCGACTGGAGGGCGTGCTGCTCAATAGCAGTGAGGTTCAACTGGCTCATGAGGTCGGAGAGTTCACTCTGGTAAGGGTTACCCGCACGCTGCCGCAGGATGTCCGTCATGGTGGAGTTGCTCCGCTCCATGATGTCGGCCTCACCCGCGTACGACTCCGGAGCACTCGCAAGTGCAATTCGTGCGGCCTGATCCGCAGCGGACTGCTTCTCACCCCCGACGTCGGCACCAAACATGTTGGCGATGGGCTTGTACGAGAGGGCAGCACCAGCGGTGGCACCAATCCCAAGGGCGATTTTGCCTTTTCGAGATCCAAGAAAACTCTTACCCTTGGCGATCATGCCGGGCTGGGCGGGTGTAACCCCTGGAACGGGTTGGTACAAGGGATCGTTGAAGGGGTTGTGTGTGCTCATCGGGGGCCTCCGTAGAACTGGCGGGCAATCTCCTGCATCTCCATCCGGCGACGATCACTGAGGGCACCCCGGGGCTGCTTCTTCCGAAGTTGACCATCGGGTCCGATCTCATAACCCGGGGGAATACCCTCGTCGGGGTTACCTTCGCCACCTCCGAAGAAGCCCTTGCCCATGTCGTAAGCGAACAGGCCGGTGCCGAGGGCGTTCAACCCCGTCATCGCGTAGTTGCCTGCTGTTGCTAGTGCTGCAAGTGGTAGGGGCATCGTTACTCCTTGGTGAGGTGGCCAGCCCGCAGGCTCCAGACCCTCCCCTCACGTTGGAGGAGGAGTAGGTCGGGGGGTTGTTTGCGGGTGTTCCAGAACCATGTGCGTACTACTTTAGGCGTCAACCGCTCCACGAACACAGGCTCGACCTCCAGGGAGCAGGTGGCCCCACCCTCGGGTACGGGACCCAGGAAGTGCCAGAACACCCGGGTGCCCTCGACGGCATACTCCCGGAGACTATCTTCCGCGATACACCGTGCGATCTCCCGATGGGTCATCATGGGGTTACTTCTTCCAGGGGTTTTTTGTGAGTAGGCCTTCCGCCAGGGCACGTTCTTCGGCGTTCTTCTTTTCGATTTCCTTACGCTTGGTACTGACCGTGGTGTAGAACTCGTCGTCAAGCTGGCCTTCACGCTGCATGGTCTTTGTGCCTGAGGCTTTCTTGGCTTCACGCTCCTGACGGTTGAGGTCACGACGCTTAGCCCCAAGATTAACCCGTTGACCGGTACGCACCTGAACCTGAGGACCAACTTCACCTTCAGGCAGAGTATTCTCAGACTTCATCTTGAACAAGCCATCCATGTCCTCAGGGGTCAGGCCCTCATTGCGGAGGGGCTCAGACTGACTCATGACTTCACCCGTAAGTGAGTCAACAATTTCACCTTGGAGTTTGGGGGACATGGACTGCCCCGACTCCTGAACCTGACGAGCCACAAGCGTTTCCAACATGGTCTTGATTCCCTCACGGTCATCAACGAGGCCCATACTGATAAGCTGAGGTAGATTAGCCTTGATGTGTTGACTGACTTTGGCGAGGTCCTTATCGAGGGCAGCGAGGTTGGTCTTGCGGAGGAAGCTGAGATCAACCCCCTTAACCCTCTCGTAGGTTTTGCCCATGTAGGTGTTTATGTCACTGTTCAGTGCTTTGGGGTCGGCCGCAAGGTTACGGATCTGCTCAGAAGCGTTTGTATTCAGGGACTGGTGGATGCTTGCAATGTCATCATCAGTAATACCCGAAGCGTTCAAGGTTTTCTGGGCTGCCTGCTGAGCTTCCTTAGTACCTGTGAACATGGTGTACAACAGGCCCGCGACCGTGGGATGACTAATACCCCCACTTTCAGGTACAAGAACCTGAGCCACATCTCCGAGGACAGACTTCAGGATCTGATCTTCATTAGGGTTGGCTACTTGCTGTTGAATGTCTTGGGGCATCTTACCCGCTTGACGGCCAGCTTCTGTAATCCATTCACCCCAACTACGAGAAGCTGTTTTTGCCTGACCCTCAGCCTTAAACCGAGCACCCGCTGTACCAAGACCCTCTTTGATCTTCATGTTGATCCGCTCATCGGAGTTTTTCCGCTGGGTAATAAGGGGATCAAGGGTGTCCTTGTACCGGACAAGCACCTTGATCCCGCCCTCCCCAAGGGCTGCTGAGAACAAGCCCTGCTGATGCATCATGGACTGAACCTCATCACCTTGTTCCTGGATGCTCCCAATCTTTTCATCAAGGAGACGGGCTTCATCGAGGCGGTTGTCCATCTTTGCCTTGTCACGGCGTTGCGCAAGGTCCTGCATGTCCTGTTGAAAGGTCTGCCAGCGTTCACCGGTACGTTGGTTCATCTGCTGGAACACAGACTGTTGCACACCCATGGAGGTGGCAAACTCCTGCTGCTGCTGCTGCATCGCAAGCTGCTGCTGGGCAATAGTCTGCTGGAACGCATCATTCTTCTTCTGCTGGAGGGCCTGATCGACGGCCATCTTCTGCTGGAAGTTCTGTCCCTGAACTTGTAAACCCAAAGACTGCTGGGCAAGTTGATTACTCTGGGAAGCTGAGTTAGCCGCCCCGGGGTTACCCCTCTGAGAGTTGGCCATACCAACCTGCACAGCCGAGTTGATGGCTTGGCTGGTGTCAACACCCGTAGTAGGATTCGTCGAGTCAAGAAGGGGCATACTAGTTCTCCAAGATCAGGTGTTCATGTACGGGACAGACCCACCAATATTGTTTTCCGGGTTGTTAAACGGACGTAAGCCATTATCCCAACCATAGGAACCCTGAGGCATGTTCCAGGGCTCTACATAATTGCGTTCATTTCGTGGACCTCGGGGTTCCCGAAGTGAGACATTAGGTTGGTACGGGTTCTGAGCCTGCTGAGCTTGAGGCTGCTGTTGGGGGGTCGGTTGGTCATATTGATCCCCGCCATAAGCATTGCCACCATAGGGGTTGCCCCCGCGACCCGAACTACCTTGAGCCACCGTCATAGAGGGCATGTTGACCCTGCCGAACCCTGACTCCTCAACACTAGCAATCTGGAGAAGACCCGCACCAATAGCAAGTTGCGGGGGCGGATTGTTCTGGAGGGCCTGAGCATACCCCGTGAGACCGTTCATGATGAAGCTCGCAGCCTGCAACACACCCGCCGACTCCAACGAGCTAATACTCTGGTTGTATGCCTGACGATTGGCGATGTCCTGCTGCACAATCTGGGCCGACGTGGTGGCACCACGGCTGGCAAAGTCCGTGCGTTGGGACTCTGCCTGCAACCCACTATTGGCGAGGTTGTTGAACTGCTGACCAGCGTTAGCCTGAGTCTGTGAGAGTCCCATCTGAAGTTGAGACATGCCCTGCATAAACTGCTGGAACAACGGAGCCTGTGCCTGCTGCTGCTGGGTACGAGCCGTACTCTGGATGTTGAAGAGGGCCTGCTCCCGCTGAGTAGGATCCATGCCTGGGTTGGAGTACAGGGCCTTCATCGAGTCGTTGAGGGCCTGGCCAATGGACTGAGCCACAGCACTCGCGTTCTGGACGCTGTAGTCTTTGAAGTCGGTGACGGCCTTACGAGCACTCTCAACAGAACTGCGGATGTTACCTGCGGCCTCACCAGCCCACGCATAGAACGGATCCGTGTTCAGGGTCGCTGCCTGACGGACGCCTGCTGCGGATGCCTCGCTGCGAGAGGTGGCGGCATCTCGCTCACCACGCATCTCCTGACCCGAGCGTTGGGACTGATCACGGATGGCAGCGGCCTGATCCTGAGAACCCTGAAGTGCCGCACCATTAGCGGCGTCCACTCGTTCGTACTGCTGTTGGGCACGACGTTGGTTCTCAACTACCTCGTTCCGCATGAGGTCCATGGTGCCTTGGTAGGGATTGTTCTGCTGGAGAGCAAGGGTGCGTGCGGTATCGTTGACGGCACCGTTGTTGATGATGCGGTAGGTCGTCTGACCAAAGGTGTTGCCACCCTCGGGCACCATGAGGTCGCCGTTGGGAGCGAAGTACGACCCCGGATACTGCTGACGGACAGTCTCACGCTGGGTGGTTAGGTTACCGGAGGCAGACTGCTGGAGGACGTTCCGCTGGCCAGGGTCATTACGACCCTGAGCGGTGTTCATGGCCTGCTGACCAGTTTGCTGGTTGTAGCCTCCAATGGGCCCACTCGGGGCATAGGGGTTACCAGCCGACTGAGTGGTCGGAGAGTACACGGGATTGTTGGTGGGGGCTGAGTTCCGATTACCCAGCGTGGGAAGCACGGAGCCACTACCCCCTGTGTTCCAGGGGTTCTGCACGGGACCCATACCACTTGCTGCATCGTTCAGGGGCATACATCACCTCAGATACTGGAACTCAGGGAACTTGCGAGCACCGACCCACGCACGGTAAAGCTCACCAGATCGTAGGACGTTCCCAGGGTACACATCTCCACCCCCGGGCTAATGATGAGGGCCTGCACACCATGGCGGGTACCAGCACCCCCGGTACCAAAGCGGCTGAAGTTCCACTCCACGGGGTTGTTCGCATCCCGGATAGACCCATCGATCACCGTACCGGACCTGTCCGTGGGGAAGGCCCCATGGAGGTATTCGGTGTTGTTGCCGATGGCGACAACCCCCCGGTACTTCCCGGTGCCCGTCACCCCTGTGAACAGGGCCCCGATGGAATCTACCTTGCGGACCCGGGAGAAGCCCGTGTCGAACACCTGGCCCTGCTCCGCCTGGGGCATGATGGGCCGTGACATCACCCGGGTGTAAATACCCCCGAGTAACCCGCTGGTGAGGCTCTCGCTGGACCAGGACACCCAGGGGTCGGTCTCGGTGTACTTCCAGGTGGCGATCCGGTCGGACCCCGAGACGGCACCATCTACGTAGATGAGCTTGCGGGTCTCCGAACCTGAGGCCGCCCCATTGGAGTACATGGTCCACCCGTTGAAGATGTTCCAAGTACCGGCAGCCCCACCCGTCACCGTAACGGGCACATTCCCCCCGCTCGCAGTCCCGTTCGTCCCCAACGTGAGGGGAGACGCATTAACCGCCGAGGACGAACCCACGTAGTAACCCACCACCGTGGAATCCACCCGGGGCAACCACACCCGACAGTGCTTCGGGGGATCTGTAAGCGTCCCACTGGCACGGAGGGTCGTGTCCTGAAAGAACAGGGCCCTCTGCGTCAGGGGCTTCTGAATCGCAGGCGTCGGCCCCATGGAATAATCGGCATCGGGTCCCGTGTTGCCCGGCCACTTCCCTGACCGCACAATGCGGCACGGCACATCCAGCAACTCACCCGTACTCGCAGTGTTGAAGTTGTACTGCACCACCTGCTGGTGGGCCGAGTTAAACACATAGAGCGTGCCCTTGAGTACGTCGTATCCCATGCTGACGTAGTTGAGGTCGTCCGCCCACGGGCCAATAAACAGGCTGTTGTACGACCTCACGTCATCCACCTGACCGTTGACATCGACGGCCTTCATGCCCTTCTCGTTGAGGAAGTAACACAACGTACCCACCACCTCGCAGGCGTTCTTACCCACCGTACCGAACCCCACGTGCTTCTCCACCCACTGGATATCCAACTGCTCATCGCGGTACAACCAATACTGGCGGTCCCGTGAGAACCCCACCATCTGGTTATCAAGGGTGACCCACCGGATCACAGTGTTACCCGGGGTTGAGGGCACCAGCTTGTTCATCGGGGGGAACAACTCCGGGGATTCCTGGTACAGGCTGCTGTACCGGGTCTCCCCAATCTGACCCATGAGGGTGGCGGGCATCAGGTCGGCCGCACGACCTCCCGTCACAAGGGGCCCCTTGATATTACTTGCCAGCATGGTCTTGCCCCACATGGCAATCTCACCAGCGGCAGGCACCTCCGGATCAAAGAGTTCCCGGTCATCCCAGGTCGGCCGGTACACCAGGGCCTGATCCCCGAACCTGTAGAAGTAAATCGCCCGCTTCACGGGGGATGTGGGCTGCAAACACGTCGAGAAGTTAGCGAGGTCGATGATGCGGTCCGTGTGGAGGATACCCGCTTGGTAGCTACCACCCACGCCCTCGACCCGCACACTCCGGTAGATGATGGCACGGTCATACAGGTTGGAGTTGTAAACGATCTCGATGTAGGCCTGCTTCTGCCGGGCCACATACGTCTCAGGGTCCGTACTCACAGTGACCGCGAAGTCCGACGACGTCACGTACACGATGTCGGAGATGGCGGACCTACGCCCACTCTTGGAGTCCACGAGTTGGTAGGCGAACGCATAGCTGCCGGGGAGCAAGGTGACGAAGTCCCCCGTGAACATGTTCTCACCGAAGTCGTCATCGGGGACGGCCGCCGTCTTCAAACTAGCACAATCCCCAGAAACCCCCTCAAAGTCCGCAAGCACCAACCCGTGGGCAATCTCATACTTCCACACCTTGAGAGCCGTAGTCGTTGTGCCCTTGGGGAGTGCATCCGTGAGGTTGACCTGACCGATGGCAGGGTAAGTCACACCGGCCTGTGTAAGTGAGTTCACCGTGAGGGGGGTGTTCCCATTGGCCTGGGTGAACATCTTGGGGCGTTGACCAGGTCCCATGGGTTTGGTCACACGGGTGGTGGCCGTCACCGCCGTACCCGTGGTGTCAAAGTACCACACCAAAGGATCCTGTAGCCCACTAGGGGACTGTACCGTTACGTAGAGGAATCGTCCGTAGGTGGTAACCCCCATCTCGTAGTTACTGGGGATGCCCGCACCACTAAGCCCGTCGTGGATAAGGACGGCACGGTCGGCGTTGGGGTACCACGAGGCCGTGTCACTACGCCACAACCGCAGGAAGATATCACTGACGTCAGGACTCGCCTCCCGGCTATACCTCAGGACGTACCCGTAGGCATAGTCCGTAGCTCCAATCCGCAGGTGGATAGGTCTTGCATCGAGGAGGCGGCTCCGCTCATCGTGGTTGCTGTTGGCGGCACCTGTAGCATCACCCAGGTCGAACTGGTCCCCGAGTTCAAACCCCTTGAAGGGGGTGGCGGCACCTTCAGCACCGACGTCTGTACCAATGATCTCCCAGAAGGCCCCCTGGTCCACGGAGCTACGGACGCCCTGCTTGTCCACACGGGTCTCTGCACAGGAGATTTCCCAGGTCACATTGGGGATTTCAGTTGCCATGCACGATCATAGTCGTCGGAGCAAGGCTCCATAGGTCTCCAGAACTTCCGCGAGGGCATGACCCACACGCTCACTGAGGCCCCACCGGTCGGTTAGGGCCTTCAACCGGACCAGGCACCCACAACCGGGCAGGGGTTCCCGCAGTTTGACCCCCTGCACGGAGAGCACCACCCGCCGGGGTGCGGGGACCCCCCACCACAGGAACCACTTCCACCGGACCTTGCCGTCCCGGGTGTGCCAGCCCTTGGGACACGCGACCCCTGTGCTGCAATCCGCGAGAGTCACGGTGCCTCCCCTCACACGGCACGCGCTGGTGGTGGGGTTGGGGCGGTAGAAGTGAGGGCACGAGCGGCACATAGCAGCATTGGTCCGCTGCCGGTCCATGGCGGCCCTCATAATCAGGCTGGATGTACTACAACCCCCACAACTCACAGGTAATCTCCGATGTAAGACTCCCCGGTACCTGAGCACGTGCGTACACAGGGCGACTGGGGGTTACAGAACAACGTAGCCGTCACGGTGCCAATCTTCGTCGTGGTGCTGAACTCATCACCAGTTACCTGGTTGCAGGTAGCCACATAGCTGTAGCAGCTTTCCGTCACGGTACCATCCAGCCCGAGGTCTGCAATGGCCTTGATAAATCCCCCATACAAGTCCAGCCCAATCGGTGGCGAGTCACAATTGAAAATCAAGCTCACCGTACTGGAACTCGTAGAACTTGATGGGGCCGACGTGCTAAAGGTAGACTCTACCTCCCACGAGCTAGTGCCCACAATAGCAGCACCACTACCTGAACCACTAGCTTCTGTGAGAGTCCAACTTCCATCGCTGAACTCAGTGAGGTCACTCCAGAACACATCGTAACTATACGTACAATCCAACAGGTCACCCGTGCCCGGATCTATCCGCCCACAACAACAGTTGGAAAATTCTGTGCTACTCGCACAGTCTTCCAAACAGTCATTACAGCACGTGCTCGCCGCAATAGAGGTACCCCGGAGGTCCGTCACGAGGTCAGTCACACCAATCGCCGTGGGGTACGCAAGGTACACGCACTCGGCACACGACCCGTCCATGCAGTACACCCGACGGTTACCCTCTTCAAGAGGTAACTCTTCGCCATTACAGCCGGTAACCACCCATGCGACGTTCGCGGGGGTGCATTCGACGGCGGCACACCCGGCCCCTACCACGGGGAAGGTCGGGGCCCCCTCTACGTACCGAAACACAATGGGCACGCAGGGGATCCCATCGGTCCACTCGACTACCTGACACTTGCTCTTGTCGGTTGAACCTCCGAACGTAGCCGTGTAGCAGATCCCATAGATGTTGTACACGTTACCATCGGCGGGTGTGTCGAGGAGCCGCTTGTCCACGATGATGCAGGGCACACTAGTAGTACCGACGTCATCGCATCCGGAGTACGTGGCACTACATGGGGTGAGGCCTACGTAGTAGACCCCGGGCTCATCATCGAGGCAGGGCTTCGTGGCACAACAGCAGGTTCTATGACCCGTGGGACTGAGGATGATGCGGCCCGTGCTATCCAGCTTGCGTGTCATGGGCAAGGATCAGTGTCGGGAACCTCAGCAACGTCCCAGAGCTTGAGCGTATCAATATCGTAGAACGCGATACCGTAGCTACCGGCGGCAGCCTCCGTGATTAGCCCGTTGGGGCGTGCCTTCTGCACCGGTACACTTGTACCCAGGATGTTATCATCGAGGTCCTTGACGGTGTAGGTCCAAGTGCTCGCCGTACTGGAGGTACCCACGACGCCCCCGTCCTTGGTGACCTTCACCGCAAAGGTGCTGCGGTACTTCTCCCAGAACGGATCCAGGTTGATGAGGGCCCACTTGAGGCCTGTGCCCGCTTGCTTCCAGATGACGCGGGCAGGACCCCAGGGAGCACTCAGGAGTTGGGTGGTACCGCTGTTGTACCTCGCGTACCTGTCGGTAGCAGCACCAAAGCTCACCTGGGCATACGTGAGGCCACCCCACACCGCCGTACCAATAGACCCCGCGTCGAGGTCCTGCTGGAGGATCACGACCTTGCGAGTATGCGAAAACGTACCGGGGAGCACCGCATTCAGGGTGAGTCCGCTGGCATAGCCCGTGGCGAGGGTGGGAGGAGTTCCTGCAAGGAGGAAGCTGGCCTCCGGGTCCTCAACCACCATGGGGTTGTATGCGAGGACGGTACCCCCGGTGTCGTTCTTGACCTTGACGAGGTACTTGTAGTCCTTGCCGGGGATGCTGTCACCCGAGCGACCCCGGGTGTTCTGTCCGTACCCGGGACCTGTCAGTGAACCACCACCTCCGGGATTACCCGTAGTTGTGGGCCGTGGTGGCTGGCCCCGGAACGGATAGGTCGTCTGGGTGGGATCCGGATTGAACCCCAGAGTGGACACCGTGAAGCCCGTAGCCACCCGGGAGTTAGGAACCCCCGGTGGCAATGTGAATGCTTGGTCCCATCCAGAGTAGGGTGTAAACCCCGGGGTACCTTGGCCCATACCCCCCGGGATAGCGGCCCGCCCACGCCCCACCGACCGCCCCCGCGTGAGGGGAGGACCCTGGCGTGCCGGATACTGGGAGAACCCCTGGGACAGCCACTGCTTCACAATGGACGACCAGTCCTGTGTCATAGGGTGATCGCCACACGGAACATGTCATCAATCTGGTCCGACGTCAACCCCATCGCGGCCCCCACCTGCACCACAAAGGGGTTGTTCCGATAGAACTGCGAGGAGTAGTCCCAGAGGATACGAGCATTACTCCGTTGTTCTGCGGGAAGAGCGTCAATCATCTGGGTGATAACTGCCTCGGTGATGCCCTGCGAGGCCAGCACCAGCCGGATCTGTGCCGGGCCGACGAACTCAGGCACCGGCACCACCACCGGCTCCGGCTCCGGTGCCGTGAAGTTCTCGCCGTCGAACGCGTGGCCCGGTCCAACCGGCGAATCGTCGGCCAGCTCCACGAACACCACACCCTCCGCCGCCGGGGGCTGCTCGCCCCACACTTCAACGTTGATCACTGTGCCATTGACGATTCGTGCGTATCGCATAGTTGTTCAGAAATAGCACACCACGTAGACCACACCGGCACCGCCCGCGCCACCCACGCCAGAACTTCCAGCCGTGCTGCCAGCGGCACCACCGCCGCCGCCGCCGCCGCCGGGGAACCCACCCGCACCGCCCGCACCACCCGCCACGCTCGCCGTCACGCTTGAACCACCGCCGCCACCGCCAACGCCACCAAAGAATCCAACCGCATTGGCACCGGCCGAACCAGCACCACCGCCGCTCGTGCCCGCACCCGTTGATGCGGTCAGGCCATACAGCGGCATGAACAGCGATGCACTCGAACGATGACCGCCAGCGGATGCCGCTCCGCCCGTCGTGATACCGCCGCCAGATGCTCCGCTTCCAATCACGACACCACCGGCAAAGTTCAGGGTGCCGTTGGTACCAGCCGCACCCGTGCCGGATGATGCCACACCGCCCTGCCCGGTCGTGATCGTGCCCTGTGCTGTTGCACCAGCACCGCCGGTCGCACTGCCACCGCCGCCACCAATCGCACGGCAAAGCGTCGTCGATGTTCCGAACTCAGTCGTTCCACCCGTGCCGCCCGCACCGCCGTTGCCGGTACCGGCCTGTGCCGTTCCCGCAGCACCGAACGCTCCGATGGTGACGTTCTCGGTGCCGCCAAGCTCGCTCGCACGGTAGAAACGACTCGACACGCCACCAGAAGCACCGCCACCGCCGCCGACGCGGGCCACCGACGTATCGCCACGGCTCCCGCCGGAGCCACCGCCACCCGGAGCAAACACGTACGCCTGAGCGTACTTCAACCCCGGCCGCTTCGTCCACGTCCCACCCGCCAGGAACGTCTGCACATCGCTGCCGATGTGCCGCACCACCCACGTCCCGCCCGCCGCATCGGTCAACGCCAGCTCGCATTCGCCAGAGGCAAACACCTGCGTGAGCGTGGCCACACCGATATCGTCCTTGATCGTCAGCGTGCCGGTGCCGTCGTTGATGATCCGGATGGTCCAGCCCGTGCCCATCGCCGTGCCATCGGAGTAGGCCGGTCGCCGCACTTCCTGATCCGATGCGCCCGTGAATCGCTGGATCTGCTTGCTGCTGATCGTCAGCGAGGTCACACCGCCCGCCGTCACCGTCGACTGGCTCGCCGTCCGCAGATTCGTGCTGACCTTGATGATCGTGCCCGTCAGCGTGCCGTCAATGTTTGCATCGTTGTCGATCTGCAGCGAACCGGCCGCCATCGTGCTTGCCGATAGCAGCGTTCCATCCCACGTCAGGCCCGCATCGCCCGAAAACGTGGTTCCGTTGTTGTACTGAACATGCGTGGTCGAGCCGCCAGGTGTCTGGTCGCCCGTGTTGGTACCAGATAGGGCCGTCACTGCTGCGGGCACGCCACTGGTGATGTCGCCCCATGCGTGCGTGTGCGTGGGCAGGGCCCCGTTGACCCACTGGGAGCCGTTGTAGGACAGCACCTGATTGGTGCTGGGTGTCGTGATGGTAACGTCGGTGAGCCCATTGAGGTTGGTGGCACCTCCACCACCCCCGGAGATAGCCGAGAGGCTGGTCCACGCGGTCACGCCGTCACCAAACTTGAGTTCCCCGGTGTCCGTGTCGTACCCGGGCTCTCCGTTGAGGAGCACAGGGTCGTTGGTGGTCCACTGAACGGTGGTACCACGGCGAATCTGGATGGTAGTCGGACTGCTCAAGGAGTGCCTCCGTCGATGCCGCTGCCGGTGCCGGTGTCGCCCACCATGCCTGCACCGTACTGGGCGGACATCGTGGCGTAGTTCCGGTTGCGGTAGCTGTCCTTCTCGAAGTTCCGACCCTTCTGCATGTTCTTGTGGGTGACCTCGTCGAGGGCAGTCTTCAGGTTGGTCTGGTAGACCTTCTGAAGGTTGGCGAGGTGTGCCTGCGAGGTCTTCTTCGCCACACAGAGGTTGTAGCTGGCGAGGACCGCCACGGTCTGGTAGTACGCGAAGTCCAGGGGCGGGGCCACCTCATAGCGTTGGAGCCCCGCCAGCGTATCACTGAACGGTGTCAGGACGCTCACGTTCCAGTAGGTGCCGTCCCAGGAGCTACTCGTGATGAGGCGTTCTTCGACTACGCCGGTGGCGGGCAGCATCCTCAGGTACATACCTACGAGGGAGTTCTCCCGCCGGTCGATGATCCCGTAGGTGGGGGTGCTGTTAGTCAGTTGGAAGACGTCCTTGGCGGCGGAGAGCGTGCCCCGCTTGTCGTCGGCTAGGCAGGCGTGGGGCCAGCAATCAAAGCTGGGCACATACTCCATCTCCAGCGTACCCGTCGTCAGCGTGAGGGGAGGGATGATGAGGGTGCGGTCCTGGATCTCGAAGCCGGGCTGCTTGAAGTTGTACCGCGACTTGCTCACCATCTCGCTGGTGACGTTCCCCAGGGAGTCCCGGATAACCACCCGCGATACCTCCTGCACGTTCGGAGGCATGGTGAACTTGGTGCTCTGCGTGCCACTGAACCCCGTCAACACCATCGAGGTATATACCGGGGTGTCCGTCGCCAGGTTAAGGCGGGACTGCACCGTCTTCATCGCGGGCAACACAAACAACCGAATGAGGTCCGAGTCCTGATACTTGGCAAACACATCAGGATCATCCGCGTACACCCGGATGTAGTCCACCATGCTGGCCAGGAATGAGTAGTTGGTGTTCATGAGGTGCCATCACTACCACTGACAATCTTGTTGCCTTCGCTCATGATCTTACGCATGTCCTTCAGTTGGTCGCCACCCTGACGCTCCGTGGTCCAGGGAGTACGGCCCTGGAGGATATCGTCGGCGGCAGCATCCAGACCCTTCTTCCTGAGGGTCCTCGCCATCTCCTTGCGTTCCAGCATTTCTTCCTGCTGGGTGAGACGCTTCTCGACGACACGCTCGCGGGCCCCCGCGAACTGCTCCTTGAGGTGCTCCTCCTTGTGGCGGAACCTCCGGTGCATCCACTCCTTCGACAGAGAGTCCTGGGGCCGGTTCTCACCCGCCCACAGTTCGAGGCACAGCCCCCGGTACGTGGGGGTCCGTTCCTGGATCCACTCGGCGAGGACGTACTTCTTCTTCAGGCGGTGCCAGTACACAAACAGCTTGGGCCGGTTGAAGGACTTCTTGACCCCTAGGAGCCACTCGGTCTCAGGAATGACCTCGTGGTGCTCCTGCATGTAGAGTGCTTCCTGGTCGTCGAGGTCGATGTCAAAGTCACCGTTCACGGGTAGTCTCCGGGGGTTCTGCCGGTGTGCGGGTAAAATGAAACCGGCTACCCAACAAGGATAGCCGGTTCCTGGAGACCCCGCGTCATTGCCGCGTGGTGGGCTTCAAAATATCCCAGGCATGACCCGGGGGTTCCCGCTCCTTCCCTCTCAGCCCTTATTAGTCACCGTAGGTACGATCCTCAGCGAGGTTCGTAAGCTTGATACCCGTGACCTGATCCGGAACAAGCTGCATCCGCAGCTGACCCGGCATCTGAACCGCCTCAGTAACAAGGGTGTTACCGGGGGCAGCCGCCAGCCGCTGGATCGGCATGAACAGGCTGGAGGTACCCGTGAGGGCCGGTGCCACGAACTCGAAGGGGATGAAGCTGGCCAGCTTATCGAACCCCTTGGTGCCCTTGGGCGACGGGGGAGCATAACGCTTCCAGTTGTTACCACCCTTCTTGAACATGTAGCAGGAGCCAGCCTCCACATAGCTATCGGTCATGAAGGTGTAGGTGTCACCATCGAACACAAAGGTCATGCCTTCCTTGGAGCCTTCGCTCGACAGGCTGCTGGTGCGGCCCGTACGGTCAAGGATCTCACGGCCGATCTTCTGCTGCTCATAGGCCAGCAGCACACCATCGGACATCACAGCGAAGTCAATCGTGTGGCCGTACTTACGCTTGGCCATCTTGAAACGACGCAGGATCTTCCGAAGCTCATGCTCCGTCAGGGGCTGACCACCCATATCACGGGTAAGGCTCTTGAACTCCGGGTGGGTCAGAACGTTGATAGTGCCACCACCAAGACTGTCAGTAACCGCATCATTACCAAGCAGTGAGTTCTGGGCAGCAGTACCGCCCACAACGCCACCCTTGATCCACGAGTTCAGACCCGCAATACCACGGAACGAACTGTTCTGGCGGGTATTAGCGGGCACAACAAAGAAGTAGTTAGCGGCCGTGGTACTGGCGGCACCGCTCGGGGGCAGCGAAGCAGCCGGAATAGTGATGGTGGAACCTGTTCGGTTCACAAAGTGAACAGTCACAGTACCCGCGATCTCATCAACGCGAGTGACGTACGCAGGCACGCGAACGCTGGACGCCTCGTTTACACGGACAGTACCGTTACCCTGGTACATATCCACGCGCATACCCACCATGAAGCGGTCCACAGCAAGGTTGTGCGGGGTGAAGGTAATACGCAGCGTACCACCATTGATAGCAATCACGCGAGCCGTCGAACCATCCGGGGTAAAACCAGTTTCGGTGCCGTTGGCAGCAACGAGGGCGTAGCTGGCCGCAGTGGTGTAGTTGCCGTACGCAAGAGCGTAGTTATCGTTCTCGTTGACGTACCACTGGTTGCAGACGTTCTGCGTGATGTTGCGGGCAAAGCCCACCATCTTTGGAGCGATGACCTCGCCTAGAACCGCCGAGGTCGCATCAGCCTGCATCTCCGCCAGAGTCAACTGGAGGTTCGCAAGACTGGCGTTCAGCGGAATAGTCAGGCGATAGGACTTTGCCATCGGACCATCACCCGCATCCGGGAAGGTATTGCTGACAGCGGGCTGCAACAGCAGCTTATCCAAACCACCGGGGGCTGCACCCGCATCGTTGTCACCAAACAGACCGAACTGGCTGTTTCGGTCCGTACCAGCCCACGGAGACTGCTCGATCACACCGGCCAGGCTGCCCTGGTAGGTCTTACGGATCAGCAGATCGCGGCCCAGTTCATCGGCAGAGCCGACGCCCTGCGAGCTAGCGATACTGTCCTTCCACACGGGAGAGACAGCCGCCATGAACTGAGTGATGTTGTTGTTGAGGACTTCCTTGACCTTAGACGAGTTGTTTGCAAACCATTGGCCGACGTTAGGCATGTGTTATTCCTTGACTGGATTGTGAGACTGTGTGTTAAGAGAACGCATTAGGAGTGTTCTTCAAGGTCGAGATAAGCTCGAAGCTCGTCAGGTCCTTGATTGCGGCCTCCTGGTCCGCACGCGACATCCCCGGCTTGGGTCCGCTAGGCCGGTTCTTGGGCTCGAAGTAATCCAACTCGCTTTCTGTTTCCGATGCCCGGCCGAGACCGCCTGTAGCACCGATGACTGAAGCATACTTCTTCGCGTGATGTGCAGTGGCCGACGCGATGGCCCGCTGCATCAGTGATTCTGAGTACCTCGCACCTTTATCCAGTTCAGCCGCGATAAGCTGCTTGGCGGACGCCTGAATATCCTCGAAGGCATTCGCCATGAACTCCCGGGCCTGCTCCCCACCCTTCACCTCGCGGATAGTCTTCTGGATCTCAGCCAACTGGCTGCCTTCCATAGCGGCCTTCAGCCCATTGGTGAACTGGCTGCTGATCTTTTCCTTGACCTGCTGAACCTGCGACTCCTGAAGAGCCTTCAACTCACTGCGGATACTCCCCAGTTCATCGGGGTCCTCTTCGCCTTCGGTGCCCTTAGGACGTCCCTTACCCCGGGGACGTTCCTCGGGGGCCTCCTCTTGAGCACCCTCGCCGGTAAGCTCGCGGATGTGGGCCTCAATATCGGCCCGCCGCTCAGCACCCAGCCGCTTGGTCAGCATGGTCCGGAGGGCGTAGATCTTCTCATCCGTGGCGGCCTGCGGATCCGCCAGCTTCCACGCCACCTCCTGATCAGCTTCGAGGGCCCGGATCTTGGCCTGCGACTCCTCGTACTTGGCACGGAAGTCCTCGGGCGGCGGACCCTTGGGGGCACTCTCCACGGGTGCGGTGTTCTGAACGGGGGGATCGATCTTCAGTTCATCAGCCATATGGGTCTCCAGGTGCGGGTGTGACTGCACTATGCAGCCATCTATAAATACTAGCACTACCTCCCCTCACGTGGCAAGGGGTTGTTAGGTTACATGGGGGGTTGCTGTCCGGGGGGTCCACCGGGTCCCGCCATCTGCACCTGTGCGGCACCCGGCATCCCAGCCCCCGGACCCATCTGCATCATCTGGGCCTGCATCGCGGCATCCTCGGGGTTAGGAACTCCCGGGGGCAGGACACCAGCCATCTGCTGCTGCAACATCTCCCTGTAATCGAGGAATGCATTCTGCACTTCCACGGACGCCACCGCCATCTTGGGGTCCGCCATGAACGCACTCAACAACCGCAACTGAATATCCGGTCGGACCATCCCCGGCACAACCACGATCTCACCCGGTGACTGACCATCGCCATAGAGCAGCAGGATGTTCCTCACGATCATCTCGTAGGCTGACCGCTCCTCGGTCACATCCATGGCGAAGTCCAGGCCTTCCCGCAGACTGAACAACACAAAGCTATCCCAGTCGGGCTTGCCCATCTTGGCCTTCATGTCGGCCATCTGGATAGCTTCCTGCTTACGAGCCACCTCACTCCGGGGGCTCTTCTCCTTGATGGAGAACGCCAACCGGCCCACCTCCGGGATGGGGTTCTCTCGGAACCTCACCTCATTCTTCTCCATATCAATGACGGCACCCACGAGGTCAGTCGTAAGCTCCCCAACCGGGAGAGCACGCCTGCTGAAGGTGATCTGGTGTGCCATCTGCTGGCACGCACTGCGATAGATGTCCGAGTAACACGCACTGATCCCATAGGTCGGGGCGGTCATTGCCTGGTTGACCTGCTCATCGAGGAACGAGAGGCCACTCGCGGAGTCAACCCGCCCCTTCTCCTGGATCAGATCCGCAATGGGCGACAACCCCTGCATGAGTTGCTTGGTCATACCCGCGACCTTACCCGGGAAGTCACCCGTGGTCGTAGGACTGATAGCGAACGGCCGGAACCCCTCGGTCATGGGGTCCGGCTCCCAGGGCAGAACCTTGAGGTCCTTACCAATCTCCTGGAGTGCCGCCCTGTTGTTGAACTGCCCATTGGGAATAACCAACAGACCGTAGTGGTTCATGTCGTTGACGTTGTTGAACAGGCTGGTGAGCAGCTTCTCATGCTGCCTTGCCAGGGGCCACAACAGGTCAAACATACCCGCCCCATACCACGTCCCATTGTTCATGAACCGTGCGACCTTCACCGACGGGTAGACCTCCGCCTGGCTGTGATCCTGATCCGCGAACACATAGTCACCGCTCGCCATGATGTACCGCGAGCACGTACCCCGGACTCCATCCAGCCACAACTCCCGGATCCTGACCATCTTGATATCAGTCTTGGCCGAGCTACCCCCACCATAATCACTGTCACCGGACATCACTTTGGTGCGGCTCAGACCAGCCGCCCCCATGAGGGTCGTACTATCCATGGAGTCATTCACCCCCATGCTGGTAACGTAGGCCCCCGGGGCCACCGTGAAGTACTCCATGTCCTCCAAGTTGGCCATGAGCTTCTTCTTGGGGAAGAACTTCTCCAGGAAGTCCATCGAGACAATCCGCTGACGCATCACACCCCGGCACTTTGTGTAGTCCTGCCCCAGGTTTGGGAAGGGGAACAACTCCCGGGGATGGATGACCTCCATATCGGCCGTGAGCCCCACCACCGGGTGATCAACCGCCTTAACGGACAACCCTGCGAACCCCAGCGTGGTGAGCAACCACGTGAACTCATCATGGAGTTTGACCAGTTGGTTGTCACTGATGCCGCTGTTGAGGATGATCTGGGCCACACTGCGGTTACGGATCCCATCCAGCGACATACCCGTACGCTTGACCACAGGTCGGACATCGAGGGAACTCAGGCGTCCCTGCACTCGGTTGCATTCCTTCAGGAGTTCCTGGGATTGGAACTCCAGCTTGCCATCACTGTCGGTGTACTCACCCAGGACGGTGCCCGTGTTCATGTCGAAGGTTGTGAACTTGCGGATGCCCTGCATGTAGTACCATGCGAGCATCCACCACATCCGCTTGAAAACGTACAGGGACTCACTCCGGACCGCATGGGTCCGCATGATCCGTGCGATCTCCTTGGGGTCCGTGGGCAGGTTATAGTTATCAAGCGACATAGGGTAGTTTCCTTACCGACGACTGCCAAACACACGGGCCAACGCTTCCTTTAGCTTAGCACTTCGGGGATCCGCCATCTCCGCCCTCCTCTGGGCGACCAACTCGTTACTTTGCCTTGAAATATCCCGAGGGTGCATGTCCGCCTCTAAACCTGCTTGAATGTGTTCTGGGATTCCCATACGACCGGGCATCTCATACCTGCGACCGTAGATAAGTTCGTTTAACGCCTCGGTTTTACCCTGCCTCAACTCATTCAACATAAAATCCAAGTAAGGTTCTCTTTGCTGTTCTATGTAGGTGTTGTAGTAATCAAAGTCTTGCCAAGGCGGCTTAGTCCCTATAAAGGGTTGATCCCCCAGATAAGACGCTTGATGTTTTTGAGTTTGTTCAATTTCTTTAGCCAACCCAGGATCGTCGAAACCATTAAGAGTATCTACTTTTTTGAGTCCTAGTATCTTTTCAGAAGCTATCTTGGTATTAATGGACGTGATTGGTTGGAACCTTGACTTCTCCCGGAGGTCCTTCACGTAGTCCCGCCTGCGGGTCTTTGAGACCATCTTCTCGTAGTTTCTACCATGGGGGTATGACTCTTCGAGAAAGCGATAGGCCGCCGCCTCCAACGGATGCATCACCGGCGGGATACTCGGTATCGGGATGGGCTTCTTCAAGGACATGACAACTCATCCTGTGGGTTGGGTACGAGCTTTACCCCCGGGGGTCCAGCCCTTCACACCCGATTGTAGCGTGTACGCCACCGGAGCCCCCGAGGTAGGACCCACGGGTGCAACCTGTGTGAGGGGAGGAGCACCCCGCTCCTGCACACCAGCGGCACGATCCCCACCACCCCAGTAGCACGCCGCCAACCTACAGAACAACGCCATTGGCACCATCACATGGGTCTCAGTGGACGGTAAGTTCGGGGTCTCCAAGGTTGTACTCCGGGGTCAGATGAGGTTGACTGCGTCCTTCGGGCGTTGTTCTCCGAGGAACTTTAGCACCCGCTCCAACGGCAGCGTCGTGATGTCCACTATCCGCGAGAGATTTCCCAACCCCTCCACCTGCTCATTGCGTTCAATGAGGTCCATAATGGTGGACTCCACCACATCATCCGTCCCCGTGGGTGTGGCCTTCCACCCCACCACGGACTCACCCATGGCGACCACGTCGAGGGCGTCGTCGTGGTCAATACCTCCGTTGGGGGCGTCCGCATTGAACGCCCCGATCTCCCGGAACAACTCATTCCAGGGGGCCTTATTCCTCAGGTGCACCGGCAACCTGATCTTGTTGTGCTCAAACCGATAGCTGAGCGAACTATCAATCCTCTTGGTCTTATCCCCCGTGGGCGTAATCGGGCGTAGGGCGGGCACAAAGCTCAACCCCTTGAGGGTGGACGCCCGAGTCCTCAGCTTGTTGAGGATGCTCGCGATCAAGTTCTTGGAGCCCTTCTCCTTTTCAGGGCACAGCAGGGGTACTTTCCACCGCTCGGCGAAGGTGAAGATGGCGGCCTCCAGTTCGCTTTCGGGGCACCTCTTACAGAACAGATCCAGAACGAACAACTCATTCGTCGTGGGCAGGTGCAGTAGGCAGGCCGCCGCCTTGTAGTCACTGGTTGGTCCGTGGGTGTCGCTGGTATCTGCTGTGATGGCGAGCCTCCCCTCACGTAGCACTTCGGCGAGTGACCGGGTGGTGGAGCCCCAGCGGATCTCGTCGCCCTCGATGGAGTAGCCCCACCGGTCGATGGCGTCGCTCTCGTCGAACGTCGGGAACTTCCTACCCTCAACATCACCGGGTCGGCCCTGGTACTCACTCTGGAAGACTGCCTCACCGAGGCCCTCGCGGATCTCCACCAGGGTCCTGCGGTTGGGCACCTTGAGCCGGATCCGCTCCTCATTGTCCACGGGCCACATATGCGGCCACGCACTAATAGCCTCACCATTGGGCCCGTGGTAGAGGGCCTGTACAAAGAACCTATTCCAGAAGTTGAACCGGGGGTCTCGTGCCATCCCCCGCTCATCGACCAGCATGGCCTGCCACGCATAGTGACGCTTGCTGACAAACGTATTGGTCCACCGCACCCCGGTGTTACCTCTCATCACCATGGGCATCACCAACTTGAACAGCAACCGCTGCATGTAGTCACGCAACATACTCACATCGGTGGACTTCTTCTCATCAAACTCGGGGTCATCGAGGTGGAACCACCGGGGGCGGATACCACGCATCTTGCTCTCCACCGACATACACCGCAGCCAACTCCCATTCTCCAGGTAGAAGAACTTATCCCCCGTAGGCTTGACCCCTCGGGCGGGCTTCATGCGTCCGAAGTCCGCCGTGATCCGCTCGTTGTAGTACAGTTGCTGCTTGCACGCGATACCCGTACCCACGGCGTTATCATTCGACGACGTCGCATACACAAAGCTGTTGGTGGGCCTCGTGAGCATGTCCTGGATCTGGACCTTCCGCTTCAGGTTGGTCTTGGCAGAACCCCGGGGTGCCGTCGCAATACACAGGTCATGAAGGGTCCACTCACTGAGTAGGGCGTAGTGGAAGTCGGGTGATGGGCACGGAACCTCGTCGTAGAACTGAGGATCGAAGTCCTGTTCCACGTCGGCATGAAGGTACCACAGGTCGAAGAACCTGGTACTCGCCGTACGACAGAGCATCTTGAGGTCCGGGTCGCTCGTGGGGTACTGCCACAACGCACTCGCATTGACCCTTGCCATCCGCTGGCCCTCGCTGCTGAGGTCCGCGTAGTCGTGCGGCAACGGGAAGATCGGACTCTCCCGGAACAACTTGAGTCCCATTAGCTATGACCTCGGGTGACCCACGACGTGACGATGAGGTGCATCGTGGCCAACCGTGCGAGTGCTCGCATCGCTACGTTGGGGTCATAGCGGTGAGGGGTCCACTCGCTGATCATGGCGGTCCACTGGGTGAACAACAGGGTCGGCTCGTTGGACTTCGTCAACAGGACCCCCCGCACCTCCCGGCCCAACGCTGTCAGACCCCCCAACCGGTTCAACGTGTGGGACATGTCCGCCAGGTAGATGTCCTGGAGTAGCCCCAGGGAGGTCCGCAGGAGATCCTCCGGAGGCATGGACAGCAGAGCCTGGTGCAGCGACGCCCCCAAGGCCGTAAGCCTGGGGCTTGTAGATGAGGGCTGCTGGGGTGCTAGTTGGGGGGAGTCCTTCCCCGAGGCTGCTGAGGAATCTTGTGGTGCTGATGCTGGCTGTTCCGCTTTCAAGCTGCTGGGTTGCGGTGGCGGTGCCGATCTTGCCTTCAAGGGTTGCAAGCTCCCGGAGGTAGCGGGTGAGTTGGTTGCTTGCGGCGAGGCTGACGTGGGGGTCTGGGTTTCTGACATGGTCAATGAGTCCTTCTACGAGTTCTTGCTGGGTGAACGCTTGAGCCCTCAGGGCGAGGTCTGCTCCCTCACTGTTGAAGAAGCTGTCGAATCCTGTGCTTCGGGCGATTTTGCTTGTGTTGATTCGGGGGTTTCGGGCACCTTGTCCCGGGTAGGAGGGTTCCATGGGATGACATCCTTGAGGTCTCGGAGGGCTTGTTTGGTGAACGCACGCAACTCAGCGGGTGTCGGCGGGTTCTTCTCATAGAGCAACCGCATCGACTCCTTGAACTGATCCTGAAACTCCTTGAGGGCAATCCCCTTGGTAAGGTTACGTGCAATCAGGAGTTCCGCCAGCAGGGGGATGACCTTCGAGTGCTCAGCAAACCTGTCGGGCTTGATGCGGCCCTTCACGATCTCCTTGAGGGCGAAGTTGGGGGAGCCCGGCCGCCCACACTTGAACAGGGCGACCTCCACCCAGAACCCGTGGTAGTACCTCACCCCATCGGGCATCAGTACGTAGGGGACCCCCAGGTAGTACATGAAGGTCCGCACTCCCTCCAGACTGTCGATGCCGCACCCCTGAAGCATCTTGTAGTAGTGGCCTTCGCTGTAGTACCGGTTACCCACAGAGGTAGCGAAGAACCCCAGTGGAATAGTTGTGCGGTCCTTGTAGCCAACGTTGGTTTTGAAGGGATATTTGCCTTTTCGAGCCATTTTCCTTGGGGTCCAGAGGGTGAGGAACTATACTTCAGTCCGTCCCAAAAACTTAAAAACACGTGTGTACTCGTGTACTGTTCCCCAGAGCATATCCCCCCTGACCCCCGGAGTCTACCCCTTGACCACCTTGAGTCTTCCTGTCACCCGTCCGGTCCTCGTGGCCAAGTTCCTCGTCAACAAGTTCTTCCGTACACCCGGGGGTAAGCAGGGCATCTGGTACCACAAGGGCAAGTTCTGGTGCTGGCGGGCCGAGGTCTGGAAGGAGTACACCCGCGACCAGATGCGTGCCGAGATATCCCGCACCCTCATGGACGCCACCGTCATCAAGGAGGACGGCAGCACCAGCCCCCTGAACCCCGGCACGTCCACGGTTGAGGACGTGACCACCTTCGTACAGGACCTCTGCGAGTGTCCCTACGAGAGGTTGCCCGTGTGGTTGCACGGCACGACCCCCGACGGTCTGAACCCCGATCTCGTCGTTGCGTTCCGCGACAAGCTCGTCAGCGTCGAGGGGGGTGAGTTCAAGTTGATGGACCGCACCGAGGACTGGCTGGACAACGGCGTGCTCGATGCCTCATGGGAGGACGGCCAGTCCGGGGAGTGCCCCACGTGGATGCGGTGCCTAGCCGAGTGGTCCGGGGGTGACCCCCAGTGGATCGCCCTCATGCAGCAGTGGATGGGCTACAACTTGGTTCCGTCCCGTAGGCGTGCCCGTTGGATGCTGAAGCACGGCAGCATCCGTGGCGGTAAGGGCACCAGCGACCGGGTGTTGCAGCGGATCATGGGTCCCACAGTGTGCCGGGGCATGTCCATGATGGGGCTGACGCGGCAGTTTGGTCTCACGGGGCTGGTCCACGCACGGAGTATCCTCATCTCGGAGTGCCACGAGATGCAGAGTGCCCAGGGGAGCCAGCTTGCCAGCCTCATCAAGAGTGCTCTGGGTGAGGACCCCCTCGATGTGGATGTGAAGTACGGGGCGGTGCTCCAGAATGTGGTGCTCCGATGTGCCATCACGGTGTCCTCCAATGAGATCCCCACCATGCCCAACAAGGGGTCCGGGTTGTCGGGCAAGATGCTGGTCCTCCCCTTCGTACATAGCTTCGTGGACCGCGAGGACTTCAACCTTGAGGACAAGTTGGCAGCGGAACGGTCCGCCATCGCCGTGTGGGCCATGCAGGGGGCCCTTCAGGTGAGTGGTGCATCGTCCCGGTGGGCCGTCGCCAACGGGACCCGCGAGGTGATGCTGGAGTACACCACCTACAAGAACCCCGTGGGCCAATTTCTGGAGGACGCCATGTCCGTCCGCGTGGGTAACCGGGTGGATTTCAACGAGGTGGTGTGGCCCCGCTGGCAGAAGTGGTGTGCGGAGAACAAGCACACCGAGAACACCTCGAAGAAGGAGTTGCAGACCCGCCTCAAAGAGCAGGCCGGATGGCATCTGAAGGTCGTTAGGCCTGTAGCCGGGGGTCCCTACTACCTTGAGGGTGCTATCCCCAAGTCGTGGGATGTCAGGCAGGGCCCCGTTGGGCCCGTGGTAGGTGTGGAGGACCGCGAGGACACCGACCTTCAGGAAGGCCCCAACGATTAATTGTGGGGCGTACCCCGGGGGGTCGATCTACGGACCCCTAGGAGCCTCCCCTCACGTGGCTGGGAGGTGGCAAGAAACGGCCCTAGCGTCGAAACGTACCCCCGGGGACAATGACCCGGGGGTACTTGTCGTTCTGGGGGCACATGACCCCGGGAGTACACGAGTACACGTGTCATTACGTATTCTTTTATATATTACTTTACTTTTACTTTTAGAAAAGAGAGATGTACTCATGTACTAGGAGGTATTACACATGAGATATGACCTTTTGGAGGCGTGTAGTCCCCGTGTACTGATTTGTACTGGCGATATTGGGTCACCAGCGGGCACATTATTGGTCAATTAGGGGGACGTTAGGTTTCATAGGGTCAGGAATTCTGGTAGAAAAGGGGGGTCCAACCCCACCAAACACCTGACCCTCTGGGGGCCGACGGGGGCTACCCTTTGACAGGGATCTAACAGATGCACACTGCTCGTATACTCTTCCATGCGAGTGCCTCGCATACTAAGACATCACACCTTCCAACCACCAAGTCCTCCGTTCGGTTCTCGTTCACTACACACGGACTACACGTTTAGTACACCCCGGCGTTATCGGACGGCCCCCTGACCCCACCTACTAGGTTATCGTTTGGTTGTGCGTTAGTAGTCTGTTTGTTGGGCTACTAAAGACACAAACCCTCAAACCCCGGAGCACACAAGTCATGAAACGACTGACCGCGATGGCTAAGCACTACCAAACCCACACCCAACCCCACCTCGACACCCAGTGCAAACGCCACCTCGACCTCGCCATCACCCACCACACCAAGTCCCTCACCACCCCATCACACACCGACGCCGTCGCCCACCACAACACCGCCCTTTACCACCTAGAAACCGCCTCCCTTTACAACTTCGACCTAACCCTTACAACAACCTACAACGGACAACTCCTCGTTGACCTCCTCGGCAAACGTCAGCACATGCCTCCAATGTAACCGCTTACACAAGATGTAACCGCTTACATGTAACCGCTTACACCCACCACCTCACCCCCAGCACCATCCCACCCAACGGTGGCTTGGTGCTTTCGTAGATAGCTTGGTTATGGGGCTATGAGAACCTGAATCCAGCGTGCATGTTGCACCCTGAGGTTGCTCACCCCATCCCCGGCACTACTTGGAGTCCTAGTTATGAAGTCCATCTTCTCAGCCCCCCTGGCCCCCATCTCCTCGACCTACACCGTCATGGAGATCACCTTCTACGAGGGCAACAACCGCCAGGTCCTCAAGTTCAACGGCACCAACGAAGACACCGTCGCCCGCAAGGCCGAGTCCATCACCGAAGCCCTCGGCTCCCCCGAGTGGATCGGCATCGCCCGTGCAGTGAACACCAACCCGCAGGCCCTCGCCGAGTTGTACGCATGGGCGACCGCCAACGCCGTGACCGACAACCCGCCCGCCGACAAGGTCCGCAGCACCTTGACCTACGTCACCACGATGGTTCCCACCTCCTGCTACATCACCGACCGCCGAGCAGCCGTCACAGCGGCCTTCTCCGGCGGCTCACGCAAGTCCAACGCCGCCGCCGACCTCGCCAGTTCAGTCAAGCGGCCCACCGCCCTGAACGTCGCCCCCGGCGAAATCCCCTTCTAACGGTCCCATAGGTCAGCCAGCACAACCTCAGGACTCCACGGCCCACCAGCCGTGGAGTCTCTTTCGTCGGAAGCCGCACGTGCGTCTCCCAACTTACAGCACCTCTCTCCAGGAGCACTCGCATGACACTCAGCGTTAGCCGTCCCCACCTCAAGACCCCCGCCCAGATCCACAGCTACCTCATCAGCTACTACCCCAACGAGCAGGTACTCGCCGAACTCGACCGCTTCACCGGCGAGACCACCGAAGCCCTCACCGAATGTGCCGTCCAAAAAGCCCTCACCATCGCCAAGTCAGGCCGTCACCACAGCATCCGCATCCTCATCACAGCACAGCGTGCCATCATCCTCGGCCAGCACCACTAACTCAAGGACCCCCACATGTCAATCCCCACCTCCCAGTGCCAGTACCTCCTGACCCGACTGACAGCCCTGAGCATCGCCGTCGAGGCCAACATCCGCACCCTCAACACCTACCTCGCTGACCCCACGGACACCTCCGCTCTCCGTGACTACCTCCGCACCTCTGCCGACCTCGAACGCCTCTCCCCTGACTTCCACAGGTCAGCCGCCGACGACTACTTCCATGGCCAGGAAGACGTCCCCAGCAACCCCACACACGAAGAGGAGATCGCCTACCAAGCCTACCTCGACAGCAAGGAACGCGAGCACGACGCCCAGTACGGCAACCCCCACGGCGAGTCCCCCGAACGCTTCGACACATCCGCCCAATAACACCACCACCCCAGCACATCGAGCCCAACGGCTCCCTGTGCTTTTTCCCGGGACTACATCGTGTACTCCCGAACTTACCCCAACTCCCATCCAGGAGTCCTGACCGTGTCCAAAAAGCCCCTCCCCCGCCGCAACCCCCT